TTATCTTTGTAAAAAAGAAAGCGATGATAAACGCTGTTAGAAATACAGTTCTTGCTATACTTAATAAGAATAATTACGGTTACATATCTCCATCAGACTTTAACTTGTTTGCTAAGCAAGCGCAGTTAGATATTTTTGATGAATACTTTATATCTTATAATAATCAAGTTAACAAACAAAATGGGAGAGTATCAGGAACTGGATACGCAGATATTCAAAGAGGATATGAAGAAGTAATAGATACTTTTTCAATCACGGCAAGCTTGTCTCAAAGTGTATTAAATGAATACAGCGTTCCTACGGCAGCGACTACAGGCTCTGATTATTATCTTTTAAATAAGGTTTTAATTTATAGCACGGTTACTTCATCAGGAACAACTACTGCAACTGGAGGCGGCAATACTCAGTTAATAGATTCAGGCGCAACATTTCAAACAGATGGTGTAACGGCAGGAGATATTGTTTCTGTAGTTTTAGCAAATTCAGTAGTTACAAATTTAAAGGTTGTATCGGTAACAGACAACACCACTTTAGTTTTGAATGTAGCTTCTTTGACTACAACAGGTGTCTCTTATGCTATTTATAAAAAAGTTAATTTAAAAAATGAAGCAGAACCAGTTAGTAATAGTAAAATAACTATGCTTACTAAATCAATGCTTACTACTCCTAACACTACTTTTCCCGCTTATACTCAAGAAGGGAATGTATTGACTTTATATCCTGATTCTGTAAATCAAATAGGCAGAGTGGTATCGCAGTATATCAGATACCCTAAAGACCCTAAATGGACTTATGTGTCTCTTACAGGTGGAGAGCCTATTTTTGACCAGTCTCAATCAGACTATCAAGATTTTGAATTACCTCAAGATGATGTAAATAATTTAGTGGCTAGAATATTACAATATGCAGGTATGTCTATCAGAGAAATAGCCACAGTGCAGTTTGGTCAAGCTATAGAACAACAAGAAAACCAAGAACAATAGTATGGCATATTTATCACAATATCAATATTACGAAAATGCGGGAGCGGCTCCTACCAATAAAAATTGGGGGTCTTACCAGTATGTAAGCTTGGAAGATATAGTAAATAATTTTCAGTTGATGTATTCTGGAAACCACTCTTTGGTTAATAACGAAGAAAGGTATAAGATATTGTTTCACGCAAAGCGCGGGATACAGGAACTTAATTATGATGCCTTTATGGAAGTGAAAGCATTAGAGCTCACTGTATTTGATAATCTTACTTTTGTTTTACCTAATGATTATGTAAACTGGATTCGTATATCTTTATATAAAGACGGGTGGCTTAGACCTCTGAACGAGAATATTCAAGTTAACTCTGCTCAAGCATACTTACAAGGAGCGGGAGGAACTTTAACATTTAACGCAGACGGAACTGTAATTACTACTGACTCGCAGCTAGATACTGAAAGAAAAAACGGTCAACAAAATAGTATATATTTAAATCAAAATAATGCACAAGACGATGCTTCTGAAAACTCTGAAGCTAATTGGTATTCTGATTATAGTATCGGCGCACGTTATGGTTTAAATACAGAAACCGCCAATGTAAATCCTACATTTAGAATAGATAAAAAAGCAGGCGTTATAAATTTTGATTCTACAATGCTTAATGAAAGCTGCATATTAGAATATATCTCTGATGGAATGGAGGGGGGAGATGATTCTCAAGTCTCAGTAAACAAACTTTTTGAAGATTACGTTTATGCTTATATTGAGTATGCTATTTTAAATAGCAAATTTAATGTTCAAGAGTATATTATCAATAGAGCTAGAAAAAGAAAATCGGCTCTACTTAGAAATGCAAAAATTAGATTAAGCAATATTCATCCTGGAAGATTACTAATGAATCTACGAGGTCAGAATAAGTGGATTAAATAAAGATGGCAAACATTCAAAGAAATTTTATCGCTGGCCGTATGAACAAAAGCCTTGACGAAAGGCTTGTTCCGAATGGTGAGTATATTGATGCGTTAAATGTAAGACTTGGTTCTACGGAAGGCTCTGAAGTAGGTTCTGTAGAAAACTCAAAGGGTAATACCATTTTGTCAACTTTGTCTTTTGATGGCATTGAATTAAGCAATAGCGCAAGATGTATTGGTGCGTTTGAGGATGGAGCGAATGAAACCATTTATTGGTTCGTACATGACCCTGCATTTATAGCTAGTCCTACCGCTAAATTAGATTTGATAGTTTCTTACAATACTACTAATAATGCCACAACATACAATGTAATAAGCGCAAACGATGGCACTAATATAAAGACTACTTTAAATTTTAGTCCATACAACCTTATTACGGGTGTCAATTTAATTGAAAACCTACTATACTTTACAGATAATTACAATCCACCTAGATTTATAAATGTAAATCGAAGTTATAATTCTCCGAGCGCAGCTCCCAACTATTTTGATAACATTTCATCTGAGTCTTTATTAGTAATTAAAAGACCGCCATCTGAATCTCCTACAATTCAAACTTTAAATATCATTGGTCAAGAAGATGATTTTTTAGAAGAAAGGTTTATTTCTTTTGCTTATAGATATAAGTATCCTGATGGAGAATATTCAGCAACTTCGCAATTTAGTGAGGTAGCTTTTATCCCATCGGCATTTAATTTTAGCAGTAATAGTTACTTAAACGAAGGAATGACAAATTCCAAAAATGCCGCTTTAATTACTTTTAATTCTGGAAGTTCTCTTGTAACTGGAATCCAAATTTTATTTAAAGAGTCTACTACAAACAGCATAAAGATTATTGAGTATTTGGATAAATCTAATTTAGGTTATTCTGATAATACTGAATATACTTTTACTTTTGACAATAGAAAAATATTTACTCTTTTACCTGATTCAGAGATATTAAGATTATATGATAATGTTCCCAGGTTAGCTAAGGCGCAAACAATAATGGGAAATAGATTAGTGTATGGTAACTATGTAGATGGATATGATTTAAAAGATAAATTTGACCAGCCCGTAAAATTTGAGTTTGTTGCAAATTTACTTAGTGAAGAGATAGGAGCTACTTCTTTACTTGATTCAACAGGCACTGGTAATTATACTATAGGTCCTACTCCTCAGACAATTAACAATTCTGTGGTATATTTTGATTTATCAAAATCAGATGGAACAACGGTAGATTTAATTGCAGGAGCGTCTATAAATCTTGAATTTAGAATAGCACATAGCGCTTGGACTGGTAATACTCCAACGAGCACTACATCGAACACAAACATTACATTCACATATATACTCCAACAAAATTTTGATAATGTATATTCCTTAGCCACTAGCACTGATTTTGTAGAAAAAATTGGTACGGCATCTAATATACAGCCAGTGGCTACTGCTTGCGATGGTTCTACATTAACCGACCAGGTTAATTGTTTACTGCCAGGCACATTGGGAGCTTACAGCAAAACAGCTAGTGGGATTACTGCCGCAGCAGAGCCTATATCTATAATATCAACACCAGGGGTAAGTACTATAGGATTGCAATTAACAGCAATGCAGTATGTTGATGGAGCGAATAATGCTTATGAATTTTATGAAGTAAATTTTGCATCTTGTACATATTTAGCTGTTTCTGATGTTACAAGTTTACATAGTAACAGGGGCTATGAAGTTGGCATTGTTTATATGGATGGATTTAATCGTTCTTCAACCGCATTAGTTAGTCCTAATAACACTATAAGGGTTCCTTGTGAAAATTCAAATACAAAAAATACCTTACAGGTAACCATACCTCAACAACAATTAGCTCCTTCATGGGCTACTAGGTATAAGTTTGTTTTAAAACCAGATGCTCAAACATACGATACAATTTACAGTAATATATTTTTTCAAAGTCCTAATGATAATTCAGTATATTTTTTATTAGAAGGAGAAAGTGCTAATAAGGTAGAAACTGGAGATAGATTAATTGTAAAAAGAGATATTTCTGGAGCGTTAATTAATTGTGCTAAAGCTACTGTTTTAGAAAAAACAACTCAAGAAGAAGACTTTTTAACTATACCTATTGTTGGGTCATCAGGCTCTAATGTAAAAGTGCCATCTGGAGTTTACATGAAAATAAATCCTAACAGTTTTAACACTATTATTGATAGAGATTCTATTATATCTAACGGAAGGCTTCATCAAATTGGAGACAATGGTGCGCCACTAAATGAAATAAGCCATTTGCCATATCCAGTAAGTGTAGAAAATCCTGCTAGTGCTGGAAATTACTTACCTATAGATATTCCTGCGGGAACTAGAATTACATTTAACTTTAGGTTTGTAAGACAGGGCAGAAAGTCTTTAACTAGCTGTGAAAAAAGAGAATATTTTTTACCATCTGATGACGATTTTATTACATTGTTTTCTTCTCAAGATTATGATTCATTTTATGATTGGTTTGTTGGAGATAATGTTGAAGAGCTTTTAGATACTGGTGTAAAAAACGTAGGCGGAACTGGTAATCCTGATATAGAAAATTATTTTATTGATACTGAATATACCGCAACTACAACCCCTTCTACACAATCTGACTGGCAGGCAATCATGTCTGGTAATTCTTATGATAATTATTATCAGTTTTTTAGAAATACATCTACAGGAGAAAGATTTTTTGTTTTAACGGGAGGAACAAGATGCATTACAGCAGGCCATAAAGCTTTTCCGTTTATTAGTGCTGATATACAAATATATAAGAGCGAAGGAACAATAGTTTTTGAAACTGAACCTACAGAAGCTCTTCCTGATTTGTGGTATGAAAACCATTTATCTTTTCCTATTAGTTTGGACGGACAACATGCTGGAAACGTGCAAACACAAACCTCTAGTCAGCCTGCAATAGTAAACACAGGATTTTACAATTGTTTTGCGTTTGGTAATGGAGTAGAAAGTTATAAGATATTAGACTCTATAACTGGTAAAACCTTAAATATAGGAGAGCGTGTAACTTCTACTTCAAATGTAGATTTTGTAAGAGCGCACAGATTTGCTGATTTAACATATAGTGGGGTTTATAACGATGAGACCAACGTAAATAAACTAAACGAGTTCAACCTAGGTCTTCTTAATTTTAAGCCATTAGAAGACTCTTATGGCCCTATTCAATTATTGGATGGGAGAAAAACAG